CGACTCCCCCCTCCGGCCGCTGCTATCCCACGACATCGACTCCTGCATCGACAACGAGCTCACCGCCCGGATCTACCGCGCGTCCCGCCTCGGCCTGAACATGTACCGCCGCGAAGCCGAAGACGCGCACCGCGGGGAAGGCTGGGCGCTCGGGCCCAGGGAAGTGGAAATGGCAGCATCCGGTTTGCCGTTTTTGAGGGATTCCCGCGGCGAATCCGATGAGGTGTTCCCTATGCTCCCGGTCTACGACGGGCCGGAAGACGCCGCCGCGCTGATGCGGTGGTGGCTCAGTCACGACGATGAACGGCACGACGCCGCCCGCGCCGCCCGCGCAGCGATCCGCGACCGGACCTTCGACACCAACGCTCGGACCCTCCTGCAGATGGTCGAAAAGCTCGGCTAGGCAGGCCGGAACTCGCTGATCGGCTCATGCGAGCGAGGGCGCCGCCCATTCCTGCCGGTAGTCCGGGTGGTCGCTGTAGATGGCAGCGAGGTGGCGCAGGACCGGGCACGGGTCGCCGGCCTCGGAGTCGAAGTACCCGGCGATCTCGCCGCAGCAGGTGTCGTTGACGCAGCACTGGCCCGTGTGATCCTCAACCAGCGACCGCTTGGCGACTACTTCGCGGAGGACGCGGGCCGGGTCATGGCGGGCGATGTGGAGAGTGTGGGCAATCGAGGGACGCTCGCCGAGCGGCTGGGCGACATATCGCCAGTCCCACTCAACGCCCCATGCCGCCTTCGCCGCCGCCTCGTCCTCATCCAGCCGGGCGTCCAGGAACGCGGTCAGGTCGCTCACGGCTGCTCTCCTTCCCGTCCGCAGGCGGACAGATGAACCCCCGCCGGTGGAAGGCGTAACACGTAGCGCACAACCCCTGATCAGACCTCTGGCACGAGGTGGGGAACCGCAATCAGAACACACAGCCTCCTCCATGGGGGCTTTGCCACACGGAAGGAACGGTAAGTTGCGCATTCATGGCCGGAACGGAATCGTGTACTGTGGCGTGGCATCAGGAGCCGCAGCGTCACCAGTGGCCTATCTGAGCACCTGGAGCATCAACTTCGCGGTCGACCAGCCTGAGGTCACCGCGATGGGTGACGCGAACAAGCTGTACGTCGCCGGTCTCCCCGACGCGTCGGGGGACTTCGGCGGGTTCTACGACGACTCGTCGCGGCAGCTGTACACCGCCGCGCGTGACGGCGTGGCCCGCCCGTTCTACCTGTACCCGGACCTGGTGCTGGACCCGAACCAGTACTGGTTCGGGAACATCCTCCCCGACTTCAGCATCACCGGCGGGGTCTCCGCCGCCGTCGCGATCAAGTCGTCGTGGAAGGCCGCGTCGCAGATCCTGAAGTACGACACCACCGGCTACGCGTAAACCATGCGGCAGGAAGCACCCGACCCGGAGGCGCTGCACGACCTGGTGGGCCGGCTGGAATACCGGCGCGGCTGGTCGTTCGCCTTGGCCGACATCGACCGCGGCCAGGGCAGCGCCGGCCTGACCCTGATGATCACCATCCACACGGCGGACAGCTACGACCAGGACAAGAGGCGCAGCGTCGTCCACTACATGCCGGTTCCCCCGGCTGCGTTCGACGTGAGGTCCTGGCAGCGGTGGCTGTTCGAGCAGGTGCTCCTCGTGGAGCGTCACGAGGCGTCACTCCGGAAAGCGCGGAGTTCACCAAACCCTTCGCGCCTTCCCACGGGCCAGGTAACGATCCGTACCTAGTCCGGGAGCTCGGCACCGACCTGGACCGGCGGACCTCATTCACCGGTGAGGTAAACCCGCCGTGATCGGCCGCCGGGTCGCCTCGCTCGGTGAGATCGAGCGGCCCGGCGACTATTTCGGGCCGGTCACCGGGTACACCGGGGACCTGCCGGCGGTGTTTTTCCTCAAGCCGAACGCCCGTGATCCCGGCGTCCCGGCGCGATCCCGCAGCGTCCAGCATGTGTGCTGCCCGCCGCACACGTTCCGGGAGTGCCCGGACGGGTCGCTGGAGATCCGCGCGTCGATCAGCAGCCGGCTCCGCGGTGACACGACCGGTGTCAGCGACGACGGCTGGCACGGGTTCCTCGATGAGGGGCATTCCTGGCGGCTCGCGTAGGCCGCCGCATCCGCGCACGACCCGAGCACGAAGGGGAATCTTGCTTATGCCGAAGTCACCGCGCCGGCCGTTCCGCGCCGGCCGCACCGCGAAGCCCGCCGCCGTCCCGGACCTGACGGGACCGGTTGTGCTCCTCGCCGACGTGTCCGTTTTCCAGCCGGATGTGGCGGACGCGACGTATCTGGCGTGGTCGAAGGCGATCGTGATCCGGGCGCTGTACGGGACGGTCACCGACCGGGCGTGGTACGGCGGGGGGCGCCGCGCGGCGCTGCACGCGGGCGGCGCGCGGTTCACCGGGATCTACGCGTACATCACTGCGGATGAAGACGTCGTGGTGCAGGCGCGGGCGCTGGTCAGGCTGCTCGGCAAGATGGAGACCGGGGAGAAGCTCTTCGCGGATATCGAGGAGGGCGCCGGGGATCAGCAGGCCCGGTGGGTGGCGTGGGCGGACGCGGTCCACGCGGGGCTGGGGGATGACCCGTGGGATTACTCCGGCCTCGATTTCGCGGCGGAGCACGGCCTCGCGCCGGTCGACTGGGTCGCGTCGTACGGCGGGCCGGAGCCGGCTGAGCCGCACCGGCTGTGGCAGTTCACCGACTCCTACGACATTCCCGGTGTCGGGGTCGGGGACTGCTCCCTGTTCCACGGCACCATCAGCCAGCTGGCCGCGCACGGCTGGCACGGGTGAAAGGGGCGGCGGCGATGACCCCGAAAACCCCGGATACGGACACGGCCGCTGGCGGCGGGACCGACGCCACGGTGCTGGATAACCTGCCCAGCGGCGGCCCGGCGGTGGTGCTGCCGGTCCCGGCGGGGAAAACCGGGCTGCTGCTGTACGCCGACGCGGGCGTCGGCCGGTCGGTGCCGCCGGTGATCCGGGTCGGCACCTGGCCGGCGTGGAACGACGGCGTGCAGGTGACCCCCGCGTGGGGTGAGCCGGCGGCCGTCGCGCTGCCGGCGGGGACCACGCAGGTGACCGTGGCGCGGGTCGACACCGGGAACGTCGCGGTCACCGCCGCGTGGCGGTGACGTCCTGTCCGAGCGGGCGTTCCACGAGATCCAGGCGCTCGCCGCGGGAGTCACCGCGTCCCGGCAGGTCAGTTTCGCCGGGCAGGCGTACCGGCTCAGGCGCCCGGCGCTGGTACCGCTGCTGCGGTACACCACCACGACCGCCCCCCCGGACGACCCGGCGCTGACCGCCGCCGAAGCCGACGCCCGGCAGGGCACCGCGATGCTCGCCGCGTCGCACCGGCTGCTGCAGGACACCGTGAACACCGCCGCGTGGGACGGTTTCACGGCCGCCGCGATGGCCGGCAAAGCCCAGATGGACCAGATCACCGGCGTGATCCGCGTGATCGTCGAGGAGTACACCGCCTGGAAGTACTGGCCGGCGATGCGGCTGCTCGGATGGACGGCCGCGCACCTGCCCGAACGGGACGGCACCGCGCTGATGAACGGCCGGAGCCTCGCGGCCCTGTCACCCCGCCAGGCTTGCAACCTGGCGTTCGCGACGCTGCTCGCCGGCCATGACAACCCCGAAGACCGGGACACCTTCACCGAGGACCTGATGTTCGACGGGAACCCCGAAGCCGACGCGATGGCCGCGGTCCGGGAAATGCAGCGAGCCCAGCAAGCGCAGGAGGAGGCAGCCGGTGGCGGCTGACGGGATCGACATCGAGATCAACGAACCCGCATTCGACGCGTTGCTCCGCGACGTGTCCCGCGACCTGATCGCCGACCTGGCCACCGCGACGGCAGATACCGCCAGGGGGCTCGCGCCGGTGCAGCACCGCACCGACCCTATGGTCCGGCACCGGCGGCCCCCCGGCCACGGCGGGACGCTGAAAGCGTCCGTCACGACCATCGAAGGCGACGACGACGACGGGACCCCGTACGCCGACGTCGCGTCGATGTGGTACGGCCGGTTCCTCGACCCGCGGGCCCGGCAGCTGCACCGCCTGTACCCGTTCCTGCCGTCGGCGCTGTACGACGCCGTCGACGGCCGCACCTTCTACCTCTAGGCCGCTGTACGGCCGCGCCCCTTCTACCTCTAAGGCCGCAACCTATGAGCAACACCCGAACCACCCGCCCGCCGGCCCGGACCGGCGCCAAGCCGAAACCCGCTCCCGGGCCGCCCGGCGACACCGGCACCGGCGATGACGGCACCGACGATGACGGCAACGCGTACCTGGAGGTGTTCGGCGGGAAATACAAGGTCGCCGATGAGGTGGGGATCTGGCCGCTGATGCAGTTCGCGCGGGCCGCCGAGACCGGCACCGCGCTGACCGACCACCGGGGCCTGGCCGCGTGCCACGCGTTCCTCCAGGACGTCATCGCGCCCGCCGACTGGGGCCGGTTCCAGGAAGACATGATCTCCAAGAAGGTCAACGACCTTGACGCGCTGATGTCCGCTGCCCGGCAGGCCATCGACGCGCTGGTCGTCCGCCGCGACGCGCGCCGCGCCGCGAACGGCAAAACCGCCGTGAACGGGACCGGGAAAACCGCGGAGATCACCGCGGGCGGCGAGGAGGAACAGGCGGCGCGGGACCGGATCCGCGCGTCGGACCGGGACCGCGACGACACCATCGAGCTGCTCGCCGCGGCGCTCGCCGACGGGCGGCTGACCAGCGACGAGCACGCCGAGCGGCTCGCGACGGCGACCGCCGCGCGGACGCTGGGGGACCTGCGGGCCCTGACCGGGGACCTGCCCGCCGCCGCCGGGACGCCGTAACCAATGTCGGGCCCCGCCGGCGGGTACGCCCTCGCGCAGGCTTTCGTCCGGATCTCCCCTAACACCGACCAGTTCCGCGAGCGGACCCTGACCGGGGTCGAGACGGCGCTGACCGGGATCTCCCCGACCATCAAGGTCGACGCGAACGTCATGGAAGCCGAAGCGGAAGTCGACGAGCTCGTCGCCTACGTCGACACGGTCGCGTCCAAGCTGACCGACCTGCGGCTGACCGCGTCCGACAAGGACGTCCAGGCGACCCTCGCGCGGGTGTACGCCCAGCTCCTCGCCATCGACACGGTGATCGCGAACCCGGAGATCGAAGTCGGCGGGATCGTCCGCGCGCAAGCCGCGATCCTGGGCATGGACGTGACCCTCGACAAGCTCGCCGACAAGGTCACCGTCCTCGGCATCGACGTGTCCGACGCGCCCGCCGAGGTGAAACTCGCGGCGCTGCGGGTCCAGCTGATCGCGCTGGCGAATGAGTCCGGGAGGATCCCCCTCGACTTCGACGACCCCGAAGCGGTCGCTACGGTGACCGCGCTCCGCGCCGCGATCGGGGAGCTGTACAATACCCTCGGGAACGCTGACCTGGGGGTCACCCCCACGGACCGGCGGGACCCCGGCAGCGGCCTGTTCATCGCCGCCGCCGCGGCGGAAGCCGCCGCGCAGGACCGGGTCACCGCGACGCTGGAGGCCTCCGCCGCCGCGGTGGAGGCGCTGCAAGACGCGTACCGGGCCGCCGCCGGCGTCGCGGATACCGCCGCGCTCGCCGAGACCGCCGACGCGGCCGCGCTCGCCGCGATGTACGACGCCCTCGCAGGCAAGCTCGAGGACCTGACCCTGACCGCGAATGACAAGCCGCTCGAGGCGACCATCGCGAAAGCGGCGGTGCAGCTCGGCGCGCTCGGCGACATCGTCTCCTCCCCGCAGCTGACCGTCGCCGGCGCCGTGAAAGCCGAAGCGCAGATGCTCGCCATCGAGGTGCTGTTCGACAGGGTCGCGGGGAAGGTCGCCGCGCTGGGGATCATCGTCGACGACGGGTCCGCCGAGGAGAAACTCGCGGCGCTCCGCGTCGAGGTGATGGCCCTGGGCGCCGCCGCCGCGGCGATCCCGCTGAACTTCGCTGACCCCGGCGCGGTCGCTACGGTGGTCGCGCTCCGCGAGTCGATCGGGGAGCTGTACACCTCCCTGGAGCACGTTGACCTGGGGGTCACCCCGGCGGATAGCCGGGACCCCGGCAGCGGCGCGTTCGTCACCACCGCCGCGGCGATGGCCGCCGCGCAGGCGCGGGTCACCGAGCAGGTGGCCACGTCCACCGCCGCGGTCCGGACGCTGCAAGACGCGTACAAGGACGTCACCGGCACCGCGGAGACCGCGACCGCCGCCAGCGCCGCCGACGCGGCCGCGCTGACGGCCATGTACGAGGCGCTCGCCGCGAAGCTGGGTGACCTGACTCTCACCGCGAACGACAAGCCGCTTGAGGCGTCCATCGCCAAAGCCGGCTTGCAGCTCGGCGCGCTCGGCGACATCGTGTCGTCCCCGGAGCTGACGGTGGACGGCGCCGCGAAAGCGCAAGTCCAGATGCTCGCCATCGGGGTGCTGTTCGACGCGATCGCGGGGAAGATCGCCGCGCTCGGCATCGTCGTGGAGGACGGCGACGCCGAAGCGACACTCTCGGGCCTCCGCGTCGAGGTGATGGCGCTGGCCGCGTCGGCGGCGGCGATCCCGCTGAACTTCGCGGACCCCGACGCGGTCGCGGAGGTCCTCGCGCTCCGCGCGTCGATCACGGAGCTGTACACCACCCTCGCCCAAGGCGGCACCGGGGGCGGGACGGGGACCGCCGCGCTGACCGCGAACATCGCCTCGGTCCAGACGCTGCAAGACGCCTACAAGAACCTCACCCGGACCGCGGACACCGCCACCGCCGCCACCGCCGCCGACGCCGCCGCGCTGACCGCCCTGTACGACACGCTCGCCGCCAAGCTCGGGGACCTGACCCTCACCGCGAACGACAAGCCGCTCGAGGCGGCCATCGCCAAAGCCGCGCTGAAGCTCGGCGCGCTCGGCGACATCGTCTCCTCCCCCGAACTCACCGTCGACGGCGCCGCGAAAGCGAACGCGGAGATGCTCGCCATCGGGGTGCAGGCCGACGCGCTGGCCGGGAAGATCATCACACTCGGGATCATCCCCGCCGGCGACGACGAAACGAAACTCGCGGCGCTCCGCGTCGAGGTGATGGCGCTGGCCGCGTCCGCCGCCGCGATCCCCCTCAACTTCAGCGACCCCAAAGCCGTCGCCGAAGTCGAGGCGCTGCGCCTGTCCATCACCGGCCTGTACGCCAGCCTGTCCGCGATGGACCTGTCCGGCGGCACGGACAGGGTCGCCGCGCAGCTGACCGGCGCGACCGCCGCCGTCCGCGTCCTGCAAGGCGCCTACGGGGGGCTGTCCTCCGCCGCCAGAGACGCCGGGCGCGGAGCCGGGGACCTAGCCGGGGGCGTCGCGGCGGGCACCCAGGGGGTGAAACTGTTCGGGGGGGCGCTGCAAGGGTTCCTGCCCGACGCGCTCTCCTCGGTCGGGGTCATGCACATCATGCTGGACGCCGCCCTGGAAATCGGCGCGGTGTGGATCCCCGCCGGGATGGCCTTCGGGGTGTTCGCGGTCGCCGCGATCGGGTCCGTCGAAGCGATCGTCACCCACATGACCCAGCTCCACACCGTCATGGACGCGACCGGCGCTCAGATCTACCCGCTTGCGGGCGGGTTCAAGGACCTCGAAGCGTCGGTGAAGCCGCAGGTGTACCAGCTGTTCGGCGACGCGCTGGTCGTCATGAGCAAGAACACCGGGATGTTCGCGGGGGTCGCGAAGGCGACCGGCACCATCCTGGACCAGCTCGGCGCGCGGTTCACCTACGCCATCGAGTCCGGCGGGTCGATGACCCAGTTCTGGACCACCGCCGAGATGGACGTCAACAAGCTCGGTGACAGCTTCGGGTCGCTGTTCGGGATCATCGGGAACCTGCTGCACGCCGTCCCCGGGTACGCGCAGATCCTGCTGGTCTTCGGCGCTGCCATCCTCCACGTCATCGAGATGTTCACCGCCGCCGCCGAGCCGGTCATCCACTGGGGGCTGATCCTGCACGGCGCGATCGTGTACACCGGGCTGGCGGTCACCGCCATCGGCGTGCTGGCCATCGGGCTGAACAAGCTCGCCGCCTCGTTCCTCACCTTCAGCGAGAGCATCGCGTCGGGCTCGTTCATCGCCTCTATCAAGGAATTCGCCGCGGTCATCGGCGGGATGGGCGCCGAACTGGTCGCGTTCACCATCGAGCTGTACGCCACCGCGGCGGCCGGCGACGTGTTCGGCGCGGCGATGATGCTCATCAACGCGGTCCCCACGGTGGTCTGGGTCGTCGCGGCCGTCGCGGCGCTGGCCGGACTGGTCCTGTGGCTGGACCACAGCAGCGACGCGGTCACCCACCTCAACACCACCTTGCAGACGACCATCCAGAACGCGTCGCTGGCGAACCTGGTGACCACGATCACCACCGCGCAGGCCACGTCGGCGGCGCAGCTCGCCACCCAGACCGCGAACGTGGCCGTCGCCCAGAAAGCCGTCAACACCGCCACCGACGAGGGCACGACCGGGATGGCCGCGCACACCGGCGCGATCAGCGCGCAGTCCGCCGCCCTCAGCATCGCCGTCCAGAAGCAAAGCGAGGCGCAAGCCGGGCTGCAGCAGATCAGCGCGCAGTCCCAGCTGGTCAACACCCGGATGGCGGACCTGTCCACCGCGTACGGCGGCAACACCAACGCGATGGGGATGCTGTCCGCCGCGGGGATCACCACCACGCAGATGCTCGCCACCGGCAACAACGCGTGGCAGCAGCTGAAAATCCAGGTGGAGGCCACCAGCGACGCCTACAAGGCGATGGGGCAGACCGGGGGGCTGCTCGGCCACGACATGGACATCCTCGGCGTCCAGGCGACCACCGAGTACACGGCGATGCAGACGCTGAACACCGGCATCGCCACGTTCATCGCGAACGTCATCGCCGCGCCGCAGGCGCAGGACGCCATGGCGACCGGGATGAACACCCTGGCCACCGCCGCGACGACCGCGAACGCGAAGCTGGCCACCGCGCAGGGCAACGCCGCCGCCGCGCAGTACGCCCTGAACAACCTCGGCACCAGCGCGTCGACCGTCGCCGGCGACGTGTCGAATCTGGGCGCCGCGCAGAACACCCTGGCCGGGTTGCAGGGCATCTCGACGACGTCGTCGACGGCGCTGGCCGCCGCGCAGGACAAGGTGGCCGCCGCGCAGGACACGCTGAACAAAGCGCAGGCGGGGGCGTCGCCGGCGGAGACGGCCGCCGACACCGACAAGCTGAGGGCCGCGCAGGACGCCCTGAACATCGCGCAGTCCGCGGGGGTCCCGTCGATGAACAGCATGACCACCAACGGGATCGCGCTGCAGAACGCGTTCTACGGGCAGGTCACGTCGATCAACACGTGGGCCGCGTCGCTGCGCACCGCCGGGCTGAGCCAGTCCGAGACGGGCGACGCGATGAAAGCCGCGCTCGGCCCGATGCTCACCTACGCTCACGGCTCCACCACCGCCACCAACGCGCTGTACGCGCTGGCGTGGTCCGCCGGGTACACCGGCAAGGACTCCCTCAAGGGCCTGTCGGAGTGGGTCGGGAAACTCGGCGGCAACGAGAAAGTCATCCAGACCGCCACCGACGACGCGTCCGCCGCGATCGTCAAGCAGACCACCGCCGCGAAGAACCTCGCGTCCGCGCTGTCATCCGACCTGTCCAACGCGATGGCGCTGGCGGTGTTCCAGGCCGACGGCGGGCAGGCCGCGTTCACCGCCTTCGCGGTCGCCACCAAAAAACCCGGGGAGTCCGCGTCCGATCTGCAGGGCAGGATGGACAAGCTCGGCAGCGAACTGCTCTCCACCACCGGGAGCGCGGCGGACGCCCGGCAGCAGTTCTACGCGTTCGCCGCGCAGCTGCACCTGTCCAACGCCGAGGCGAACACCTTGTGGCAGTCCTTCGCCAAGCAGCAGCTCACCGCCCTGGCCGCCAAAGCCGGCACGACCGAGGGCGCGTTCCTCAACTTCGCGGAACAGCTCGGCCTCACCAAGGGAGCAGCCGAGGCCCTGTGGGATCAGCTGGGCAAGGGCACCTCCGCGCAAGCCGCGGTCAAGTCCGCCACGGACGCCATCAGCGGGGACTTCGCCAAGCAGGCCGACGCCGCCGCCAAGGCGCAGACCGGCATCGCGGACCTCGACGCCGCGACCCCCCTGAACGGGTACGCTACCTCGACAGCCGCAGCCGCCCGCAAGCAGCTGACCGCCGACCTGATCGCCGCCGGCGTCAATTCCACCACCGCGGCGACCGCCGTGGACAACTACTCCCAGGCGGTCGCCGATAACGGCGCCGACTCCACGCAAGCCGCCTCGGCCCGCAAGGTACTGATCACCGACATCCTCAACGCGGGCAGCAACGCCGCCGCGGGCCAGACCGCCCTCGCCAAGTACACCGCCGACATCAAGGACAACCAGACCAAGACCGCCAGCGGCGTCACCGACCGGAACCGGCTGATCAAGGACCTGGAAAACGCCGGGCTGAACGCCCAGGAAGCCGGCCTGCTGGTCCAGGGGCTCACCACCAACCTGCAGACCCTGCAGCACGGCAGCCCCTACAACGTGAAGCTGACCGAGACCGGCGCGGGCACGTTCGTCATCAACGGCAACGTCTTGCCGACACCGTCCGGCGGCCAGAACCTCGCCAACGTCGTCACCAAGGCCGAAGGCGGCCTGATCACGGGCGGGATCCCCGGCCGGGACTCGGTGCTGATCCGCGCGATGCCCGGCGAGCTCGTCGTCCCCACCGCCCTGGTCAACGCCGGCGTCGCCGACAATCTCCGCGGCCTGATCCCCGGTTTCGCCGCCGGCGGCCTGATCCCCGGTTTCGCCGCCGGCGGCGGTGTCCCCGGATACGCCGCCGGCGGCCTGGTCGGGGACACCCTCGGGGCTCTCACCCCGGACACCCAGGCGTTCACCGCCAGCTTCAACGCGGCGATGACCAAGGCGATGGAAACCTCGATGACCGGCCAGCTGAAAACCGCTGAAGCCGCCGCGACGATCGCGCAGGGAACATCGAAGGGGGACATGTCCGCCGCGGCGATCGAGGCGCTGTGGGTCTCCGTCGGCGGCCCGGCGTCCGCCGCGGCGAACATGGCGCGGATCGCGTACGCCGAATCCGGGGACAACCCGGGGATCACGCAGGCCGGCGAACCGCCCGGCCTGACCGGCTACGGCCTGTTCCAGATCACCCCCACCTCCGGCATCGACCAGAACGGCGCGTTCGGGAACCTCCTGAACGCCGCGAACAACGCGCGGGCGGCGCTGTCGCTGTTCAACGTCAGCGGGTACTCGCCGTGGGACGCCGACGCGGTCGGCGCGTCGCTGACCGGGTACCACGCCGCGTCGTCCCCCGCGGCGCGCGCGACCGCGGCCGCCGCCCCCCACGTCAGCTACGGCGAGCCGGCGCCGTCGTTCTCCGCCGCCGCGGGGCTGCTGATCCCCGGCATGGCGACCGGCGGCACGGTCCGGGCGTCGCTCGCCACGGAGCAGACGCAGGTCCGCAACATGTACACCGCGCTCGGCCGGGCGGCGGCGGCGGCGCTGGCGACCGCCCCGGCGAAGTCGCACCTGTACAACGCCAAGGTGTCCGTGATGGATGAGCTGGCGACGCTGCAAAAGGAGCAGGTGAAGGAGAACGCGCGGTACGCGGCGCTGGCGGGGCCGGGCCTGACCGTGAAGAACCTGAGTTACCTCGGGACCGCGGACCTGTCTGAGGTCCGCACGACCCTCGACGCGGACCTGCTGCTGGCAGCGCCGTCCTGGGCGGGGTCGCTGCGGTACTGGCTGAACGCGCAGGCCGCGACAGCGGCGGGCGGGCCGGGTTCCCCGGCGGTGGGCGTGTCGGGAACCGAGAGCTCGTGGGAGAAGGTGACCGACAGCACCCTCGCCAAGGCGGACGCGAAGGCAGGCGCGAAATACCTGGCGGCGTGGGAGAAAACCCGCAAGGCGCCGACCCTCAACACCGACATCGCCTACTGGACCTGGCGGGCCGCGAACGACACGAAACTGGCCGGCGCGCAGGGCCTGACCCACACCCTGCACAACAAATACCTGACAGACGCGGCGGCGGACACGAAGTACCTCAAGGCGTTCACGGCGGAGAAGAAGGTGATGCAGGGGTGGGGCTGGGACCTGTGGACCGCCGACAACGACCTGTCCTCCTGGATCAGCGCGGCGGGGACCACCGAAGCGCTCGCGGAGAACGTGAAGGGCTGGAAATGGCAGCGGTGGACCAACCAGAACACCATCGCGGAGATCGCCAAGATGGTCGGCCCGGCGCCCGCGACGGCGGCGGCCACGGCCGCGGCGACGACGCTGAAGGCGGTCGACCTGACCGCGGCGGGGCAGCTGGCCTCGTTCGCTAAAGGCCTGGGCGGCGGCGGCGCGAAGGTGATGCGGGGATTCGGCGGGTTCTACGACCAGGGCGGATGGCTGCCACCTGGGTTGTCGCTGGCCTACAACGGGACCGGGCAGCCGGAGAGGGTCACCCCGCCTGGCGGCGGCCCGCTGACCGCCGGCGAGGCGGCGATCGTCGCGGCGATCGAGGACAACACCGCCGTGGCGGGGGCACTGCTGCGGGTGACCGGGACCCAGGGGCAGCAGTACGCCCGGGCGCTGACCGCAGCGGCGGCACCGGCCGCGGCCCGCGCGCCGTACACCAAGGCGCGGCGCCAGTTCCCGCTCTGACCGTCCCCGCCTGATCTTGCCTTTCCCTCGCGGCAGCCCCAGTGCCCCGGGCTGCCGCAGCCCCCCTTGCCTGGTCTGAGAAATGGATAGCGCCGGAGGTCCTGCGTGTCGCTGCTGAGCCCCTACGACAGCCTGATCCTGGCGCATGAGGTCGAGCTGTGGGGCGGACCCAACGGGGTGCCGTCGACCAGCGCGCTGTGCCCCGGCGCGGTGTTCCGGGTGATGCCAGGGTTCACGCTGTCGACCCCCCAGCCGACAACGGATTACACCGGGACGCTGACTACTGACGGTGAACGGCCGTTCGGGGTGCGTGCGTCGAACCGGCTTATCACGCTGCCGATCAGGATCTCCACCCCGGTCGCCGGGGACTGGACCACCCTCGCCGGCGCGCGGGAGCTGCTTCTGCAGCTCACCGACCAGCAGTTCTACACCCTGATGTGGACACGGCGGGCGTCGCCGGAAGACACCCAGGGGTTCCCCCTGATCCTGGACTGCTTCCGCGCGCAGCCCGCCGTGATCCAGTACGGCGGGTTCGACGGGCAGGAACTGCAAACCGTCCAGATGGTGACCCTGACTATCCCCGCGTTGCCGTACGGCCGCGCGGACGTCGCGCAGCAGATCGCGTTCACCGCCCCCGTCGCGGCGCTCAACGCGCCGCCCGCCCCGCCGGCGCCGGTGGTCCTGGACTCCTTCACCACGATCAACAGCCCCCAGGCGGTCCAGTCGACGGTGAACGTCGTCGGCCCGGACAGCATGTACTGGGACCCGGGCAACACACCCGCGCTCGCACCGGACGGGACCGGCACCCCGCTGTCGTACTCCGCGTCGCTGCTCAACGTGAACCTGACCGGGCTGACCGGGATCACCATGTGGCTCGGGCTCGGGTCCCGGTACCGGTACAACCTGGACCACAACGGGTCCAGCCTGGTCACGGTCATCATGACGCTGACCGACAGCGACGGGACCGTGATCTCCATGACCGCCCGGAAACGGGTGCCGTCCTCCGCGGACCCCGGCAACCCGGTATTCACCTTGTTCCAGCTCGCGATCCCGCAGAACGTCACCGCGTTCAACTACACGCAGGTCGCCGGGTACTCCCTGACCATCCGGAACCGGGCGCCGACCGCGCTCGCGTCTGCCGGGGAACTCCGCTGGACCTGCGCGTACATCGACGCGGTGACCGCGGTGCCGCCGTCGGTGATCCCGATCAGCCCGTCGACCCGCGGCAGCCTGTACCAGCTCAACGGGATCGCCGGGACGGTGCACGCGCCGGCGGCGTTCAGTTTCCAGCAGGCCCCCGCCGCGCAGGCAGCGACCGTCGTCACCACCCCCGGCGCGGGGACCTACACCGTCCCGCTGCTGACCGCGTACGTCAAAGCTGAGGTGGTCGGCGGCGGCGGCGCCGGCGCGTCCGAGACCGGCGCCGGGCAGGGCGGCGGCGGGTCCGGAGCCGAGTACGCCTGCGAGCCGCTGTTCACCTGCGTCCCCGGCGAGGTGATCAGCTACACCATCGGCGCCGCCGGCGTTGCCGGGGCCACCCCGGCGAACGGCGGGCAGACCACATTCGGCGGCCCCGGCGGCCAGGTCGTGACCGCGGACGGCGGGGTGTCCGCCGCGCAGAACTCCGCCGCCGGCCCGGCCGGAGCGACCGGGAGCACCAACACCCTGCACAACCCGGGCGGGGCGGGCCGGACCGCGTCCGGGTCGCTCGGCGGCGGCGGCGGGTCCTCCGGCGGGACCCTGCTCCCCGGGAACACCCCGATCGGCGCGGCGTCGGCCGTCCTGACCGGGTCCGGGAACTGGCTGTGCCCGGCCGGGGTCACCCAGGTCACCGCGTTCGCGGTCGGCGGCGGCGGCGGTGCCGGGTCCGGGTCGAACACCACTAACGGCACCGGCGGCGGCGGCGGCGAATCCGCCACGCAGGTCTTCACGGTGGTCCCCGGCACGAACTACGCCTACTCCGTCGGCGCCGGCGGCGCGGGCGGCGCGGCCAGCACCGGCACCGGGAACAACGGGGTCTCGGGCGGGAACACGACATTCACGGTCGGCGCGGCCGTCCTGACCGCGCACGGGGGGATCTACGGCGGGACAGCGGGTACCACCCAGCCGGGCGGGTACGGCGGAACCGGGTCCGCCAACACCGTGCATTACAACGGCGGCAAGGGCGGCGGCAACTCCCCGTACAGCGGCGGCGGCGGGTCCAGCGCAGGCACGTCAGGTCCCGGGAACGCGGGTAACGGCTCAGGCGGGCCGGGTGCGGCCGTCACCGGCGGCGGTGCCGGGGGAGCCGGCGGCGCCGGACCGCCCCGGGCCGGCAGCCCAGGCGGTTTCCCCGGCGGCGGCGGCGGCGCCAGCGCCCACGCCAGCGACGCCGCCGGCGCCGGCGCGGCCGGGACGCTGATCCTGAACTACCCCTCCGCCGGCGCGCCGACATCCGCCGGCGGAGTCGCGGTCACCGGCGGCGGCGCCGGCGGCGCGGGCGGCGCCACCGCGAACACCCCCGGTGCTGCCGGGGCCACGCCGGGCGGCGGGGGCGGCGGCGCGAACTCCGGCGGGACCGCCGAGGCGGGCGGCGCGGGCGGCGGCGGCCAGCTGACCGTCACCCCCTACATCCCGCCGCCGTTCAAGACCCTGATCGCGCACCGCCCGAACCCCATCGCGCCGCTGCAGTTCAACCCGCTCATCTCGATCGGCGGGGTCGCGCCCGGCACCACCGAATTCCCCGTCCTGCCGCTCGACGCGTCCAGCCCCGCCCGGTTCGACGGCACCTACAGCATCGTCCTGATCGCCGACACCTGGAACACCCCCACCGCCGCCCGGACCATCACGGTCACCGTCAAGGAATACGAATTCACCGGCGGTAACTCCTTCACCACCACGACCACCCCCGTCACCGTCACCCCGTCCACCCAGATCTCCAACGGGATCTTCATCGCCGGCGTCATCACCCTCCCGTACAAGGCGCTCCCCGCCGACAACTACCTGTCGTACTTTACCGTCATCATCACTGACAGCAACGCTTCGGACACGTTCTACGACTGCCTGATCCTCGACACCCAAGGGCAGACCGCCATGATCAACGAACCGGTCCTGTCCTACGTCACCTACTGGATCGACCTCCCCAGCCCCGTCGCCGGCCTCGGCCTCGTCCTCGGCAGCCAGTACACCCGCGCCGAAGCCGTCTCCGTCTCCGACGCCGCCATCCTCTCCGGCGGCCCGCTCACCGTCAACCCGGGGAACAACCTCCTTTTGGCCTACTGTGCCGAAGGAGCCCCCGCCCTGTCCGTTTCTTACTACCCGGCGTATTTCACGGACAGGCCCTTCTGATGTCGCTGATCAAGCAGGGCGGCAGCCAGCTCGTCTCCTACACCCAGCAGATGACCGACGCCCGGTGGCTCTCCCAGATCGGGTACGTCACGGGGCTGACGTATTCCTGGGCGATGCCGGGCGGCTGCGACACGCTCACCGCGAACCTGGCCATCGCGCCGGATACCCGTACCCCCGCGATCAACCCGGGCCGGATCATCCAGGTGTACCGGGCCACGGCGCTGATCTGGGAAGGGATCCTCACCGAACCGACCCCGACCACGACGGGGTGGACCCTGTCAGCTGTCGGCGCCGGGAACTACGGCACCAACTACTGCGCGTACTACACCGGCATATGGCCCGCCGGGCAGCCCAACGTGCCGATCAACGACGCGATAACCCGCGGGCTGCGGTGGCTGAACCCGGGCCTGCCCACCACCGGGATGTGGCTCGGCGGGGAAGTCGACCCCGCCAACCAGACCATCACCGACCTGCTGAACCTGATGTGCACCTACGGCGGGTTGACGTGGTACGTGCGGACCTCGAACTACGCCAACATGCTGACCGTCACCGCGCTGCCGACCGTCCCGAACCGGCTGCTCGCCGCGAACACCCCCGTCGGCCGCGCGACCGGCGGGGACGTCAACACCATCTACGAGCGGTACGTGATCACCGCGGACAACGCCACCACCGGGGCACCCGAAGCGGACGGGATCACCGCGTCGGGGAACCTGGCGTCCGCGCAGTTGTACGGCCCGAACGAGAATTACATCGACCTGACCCAGGCCGGCCCGATGACCGCGGCGACCGCGCAGGGATACGGCAACAGCGTGCTGCAGCGGTTCGTCCACTCCTCCTTCGCGGGGCCGTTCCTGGCCGGGCCGTCGCAGCTGATGACGATGGGCGGGCAGCCCGTCGACATGGGCTGCGACCAGTGCGGCTGCGTGGCCCAGCTGGTCCTGACCGACTACGCGTACGGCGGTGAGGTCACCTTGACCTCACCGGTGTCGTTCCTGATCGGGGACTACTCCTGGTCCGAGGACACCACCATCGCGTCGATCACCCCGTTCCAGGCGATGGACCTGTCGGTGCCGAACCTGCTGGGCGCCGCCACCACCACCCTGCCGAACGCCCCCACCTCCTGACCCGGGAAGGAACCTTATGCGGAAATTCCTCGTGGTCGCCGTGCTGGCCCTGATCGCGGCAGCGGCCCTGCGGATGGCCGCCCGCGCCGGGCGGCGCGGCGCACCCCAGACCACGGCGCTGCTGTGGATGCTCATCCACGCGGCCGCGTCGC